CCCCAACTGTCCCCCGGGAGCCATCACTCAACAGCCGTTTTCAGAGAACGGAAAATCTGCCTATGTGCTCAGCTCAAAATTTGTCCCCGTGTCTGGTTGGTGGAACGACAAAGCCGAAGTTCGGGAATGGCAGGAAAGGACCCGGGTCTATAAGGCTCTCAAGGAGTTGAAGAGGAAAGGAGAGGACCTCAAGCTTGAGAAAGCCATTGAGCCTCTACGAGAAGTATATGCCCGGGTTAACCCCAGCAGGAGGAGCATGTTTATTGCTCAGGTGGTCTATCTCCTCACCAAGTAAACATTTTTCATTAAAAAGATTGAAAAAATTTCAATATCGAGGGAAAATTGATTATATTTGGGATAAACAACATGGACAACACAATGACTATCAATCTCAGAGAATTAATTGAACGGAGGGGGCTCAGGCTTCAAGAAGTGGCAGAAATTCTGTTCCCAGATAACCGGTTCCCCCGAGCAGCTCTCAACCGGGTTCTCAACGGAAAAACCTTGTTGAATTCGGAGCAAGTCTCACGTTTAGCAGCTTGGCTCCGTGTATCTGTCGACGATCTCTACAGAGGAGCATGGAACTCCGAGTTTAGAGGAGAGACATGTATTCTGACAAACGGGAACTACAGAGCCGAGTTATCGGTCAAAACAGGAGAGACGAAGGTGTTTCACCTCGGGTCCCTGTTTCATGAAACTGTTCTCCATGACCCGGCTATACCCCTCAGCAAGTACATTGAACTTCTGAACACCATAATCAAAAATCATCAAGCCAATGAAAGTAGAAATTAAGTTCGAGGCAAACCTCGAAGAAACTCAGGATCTCGAAATGGTCCGCAAGATCTGTCAGGTTATCGGAGCAAATCCCGTGACAGTTAAGACGACTGACGTCAAGAAATCAGTCCCTGCACAGGACGTGAAGAAGCCAGCTCCGGCTCCGGCTCCAGTCCCCAAAAAGACTGAGGAGCCCGAACCCATGCCGATGGATGCGAACTCCTCTTTGGGTTCTGACCCCGCTGTCTCAATTCAGGACATCCGGACTCTCCTGGCAAGTAAGGTGGACAACCACCGCGAAACCATCCGGGCAAAGCTCACTGAACTGGGAGCGAAGAATGTGACGGGACTGGATGCCCGAAACTACGACGCGTTCTACGAATTCCTCAAAGACCTTGCGTAATGGGAGCCCCGAATCACTCATCTCGTAAGCACGCCATGCTTTCGGCATCAAAGGCAGACCGGTGGATCAACTGCACCCCCAGTGCCAGACTGGAGGAAAAAGTTGAGGAAACCGGTAAGCCTTCCAAGTATGCCGAAGAGGGTACTCTGGCTCACGAGATGGCAGAATGTTACCTCCGAGCGAGGTTCCGCATAACGCCTGTTGACGTTACGTCTGCTGAACTCAGGAAGCTGAAGAAGAGTGACCTCTACACTGAGGTCATGGATGAGCCCGTAATGGCTTATTGCCAGTACGTAACGGACCAATATACGGAAGCTTTGCGGAAAACCAAAGACGCACTCGTTCTTCTGGAGGAGCGACTGGACTTCTCGGCTTGGGTCGAACAAGGATTCGGCACTGGAGACGCTTGCATTATCGCTGACGGGGTCATGGAGATCATAGACCTCAAGTTTGGCACTGGCGTGCCGGTTTTCGCTGAGAACAATGCTCAGCTGATGCTGTATGCTCTTGGGGCATTGTCCAAATTTGAGATGGTCTACGACATCAACATGGTGAAGTTGACTATAGTCCAGCCCCGCCAGGAGCGAATATCGTCATGGGAGATTACACCCGAAGACCTCTACAAATGGGGTGAGGAGGTAGTGAAACCCAAAGCAGCTCTCGCTTACTCCGGGGAGGGGGAACTCCAAGTCGGGCACTGGTGCAGGTGGTGTAAAGTCAAAGCTCTGTGTCGCAAGATGGCAGACCACAATCTGGACTTGGCCAAACACGAGTTCAAAGAGCCCGAACTCCTGACCACTGAGGAGCTCGCTCAGATTTTCGAGCAAGCCCCCATGCTCCAAGAATGGGTAAATGCTGTATCTGAGCACCTGCTCTCCAAAGCCATCTCGGGCGAGAAGATCCCGGGATATAAGGTAGTCGAAGGAAGGTCAATACGGAAATGGACTGACGAGAGTGCAGTTCAGGAAGTTCTTACCGCATGCGACTACACCCCGGATCAGTTCCAAGTTGTCAAACTGGCCGGGATCCCGGCTATCGAGAAGCTCCTCAAAAAGGACTTCGGCTTACTGGTTGGAGACTTTGTCATCAAGGCTCCAGGCAAACCCACTCTGGTCCCCGAGTCTGACAAGCGTCCGGCAATGGGGATTGAACAAGCAAAACTCGATTTTTCTAATAACTAAACTTCACAACTATGAGTGCAACAACCAAAGTAGTAACCGGCAAAGTTCGGTTCAGTTACGCCAACGTATGGGAACCCCGGGCAATGGAGGGTTCCGACCGAGCAAAATACTCGGTGTCCATCCTCATCCCGAAGACTGACTCGGCAACTCTGTCTCGGGTCAAGGAGGCCATCGGCACGGCTCTCAAAGAAGGCATCGCCAAATTGGGCGGCAAGATTCCCCCGATGTGGAAGAACCCCCTCCGTGACGGGGACACCGAAAGACCGGACAATCCGGAGTATGCTGGGCACATGTTCGTCAATGCCAACTCGGACAACCGTCCTGGCATCGTGGACGTCAACCTCAACCCCATCATCGAAAAAGAGGATTTCTACTCCGGATGCTATGGCCGGGCGTCGATCAACTTCTACGTTTTCAACACGAATGGCAACAAAGGCGTTGCTTGCGGGCTGAACAACCTCCAGAAGTTGGCTGACGGAGAACGTCTCTCCGGGGGATCTTCGGCAGAAGAGGACTTCGGCCAGAACCCGTGGGACGACGACCTTATGTAGGTTGGTATGCTGGGTCTTATTTGGGATTAGGGGTTCGAATCCCCGCCCAGCAACAAATTTAACAATGATTAACATGCCGAGACGCTTATATTTCGATACAGAAACATATAGCCCGGAGGACATTAAGTCCACGGGCGCCTATAAATACATAGAATCGGGGGGTTTTCAGCTCCTTATAGTGTCTTTCGCCTTTGATACATCTCCCGTTCAGGTGATAGATCTGGCCAAAGGAGAGGAGCTCCCCGACTATTTCATCTCCGCTTTAACTGATCCGGGGATTGAGAAATGGGCTCATAACGCTGTATTTGAGAGACTCGTATTTAAGCGTATAGGACTACCTATCCCGATCGATCAATTGTATTGCTCAATGACCAAAGCAGCCTATTGCGGACTGCCTTTGGCTCTGGATGAACTCTCCAAGGCGTTGGTCCTCGGGGAGCACGGGAAGAAGTCGACCGGTAAAGCTTTAATCCGGTTTTTCTGTTCCCCGTGCAAGCCAACCAAGTCCAACGGGATGAGGACTCGGAACATGCCGGACGACGACCCGGACAAGTGGAACGAGTTCAAGACGTATGCCGAATATGACGTGATTGCCGAACGCGACATCGTGGAACAGCTGGACCAATTCCCATTCCCGGAGTTCGAACGTCGGAACTACCTCGTAGACCAAAGCATCAATGACCGGGGAATTCTGATAGATCTCGATATGGCCGGGAACGCCATCTCTTTTGATGAGGTGTACACGGAGGAGATGACCGACCGGATGAAGGAGCTAACGGGCTTGGACAATCCTAACAGTTTAGCTCAGCTCAAGACATGGCTCAAAACCAACTTCGGGCTCGAGTTCCCAGCACTTGGCAAACCTGAGATTCTAGAATATTTTAAAAATACCCCGGATGCTCCCGACTTGGTCAAAGAGGTTCTCGGGGGACGGCTTGCCTTGTCGAAGACTTCTACTAAGAAGTATATTGCTATGCTCAACTGCGCTGCCAAAGACCAGAGAGCCCACGGACTATTCCAGTTTTACGGAGCCAACAGAACAGGACGTTGGTCGAGTCGAATGATTCAGCTCCAGAATCTCCCCCAGAATCACATGAAGGATTTGGACCTCGCCAGAAGCATGGTAGAGAAAGGAGACTACGACCTTATCGAAATGTGTTACGGCAATATCCCGAATGTTCTGTCCGAGCTAATCCGAACAGCCTTCATAGCACCAGAGGGAAAAATGTTTGCAGTAGCCGACTTTAGTGCTATTGAGGCCCGAGTCCTGTCCTGGTTAGCTCAGGAGAAGTGGCGACTCGACGTCTTCAACACTCATGGCAAGATCTATGAGGCATCAGCATCACTCATGTTCGGGGTTCCCATTGAGCAGGTTACGAAAGGATCGGACCTCAGACAGCGTGGTAAGACGGCAGAATTGGCACTCGGATATGAGGGGTCGGTCAACGCAATGGAGAAGATGGACAAAGAGAAGAAGCTGTCCAAAAAGGAAATGTATTCCATTGTAGCTCTTTGGCGTCGGGCCAATCCTAAAATTGTTGAGTTTTGGGCGGAGGTGAACGAGAAGGCCATCGAGTGCGTCCAGACCAGGAAAACCAAGAAAGTAAGTTGTCTCGTCTTTGAACATGACGGGACCAATTTGACAATAGCTCTCCCAGCTGGGAGAAAATTATACTACAGAAATCCCCGGGTGAGACCCAACAGGTTCGGGCAGACTGGCATTGTCTACGACGGCATGGTCCAGTCAGTAGGATGGACTGAGGTAGAGACTTACGGGGGCAAACTGGTGGAGAACATAGTCCAGGCAATCTCCCGGGATCTTCTCGCCGAAGCAATGTACAGACTAAGCATTATGAAAGACTTCGAAATAGTAATGCACGTCCATGATGAAGCCATTGCAGAGGTAGACGAAGACCGAGCCGGGGATTGTCTGGAAACTATGTGTAGAGTTATGGGAGAGGATCTTCCTTGGCTGAACTGCTTGCCAA